AAAGATGCCGCTACCTCTGCTATATCAACTGCTGCTACGAATTTCCTTCGCCCCTACGAACAACAACTAACAGACACAGTAAATGGCTACGCAAAATCTGCAGGCAATTGGTTGGAATCTTCTATCACTTCTATCTCTGGACCAAAACCGTTGACACCGGTACCTCCGGAATCAATAGTAGCAGCAGTGGGACAAACCGACGAGTTTGGTGGGTTCGAAGCACCACCTACCTTGGCTGTAAAACCCGGAGAAAACGGTCTCGGCGGTATAGATTACGCCTCCTATACCGGAGGAGAACCACCTACCACAGATCCATTGCCCGAGCAAGGTATAGTACAAGATGATCAATATGACCAAGCATAAACATTAAGGAAACATAATCGATGGCACAAAATAATCCTCAACTTTCTGGACGTTCCAGTACCTACAAATTTGATCGTGGCGGTACTCCAGTTGAGATGGGTCCATTTGTTGGAACCATAACAAACACTGTGGATCCTACCAGAGTCGGACGTGTGCAAGTTTATATAGAACAATTTGCATCCGGTCCTGAAAATCAGCAGAATGGGCTACGTTGGGTCAGATATCTGCCACCGTTTTATGGTGCCACAGAGAAAACTGGAACTAGTGCAGGCTATGGCGACTATCCTGGAAATCAACAAAGTTATGGCATGTGGTTTACTACGCCGGACATTGGTACTCAAGTGTTGTGCTTCTTTGTCGAAGGCGATCCTAGCCAAGGATACTATCTGGGTTGCATCATCAATGATAACTTGAATCACATGTTACCGGCCATTGGTGCTGCTCCACAAAGACAAGCTGTGGCACAGAATCTTTCACAAGGAAACTATTTTGCCAAGACTACGCAACTACCGGTCACAGAGATCAACTCAGAAAACCAACAGTTAGATGAAAATACTAGATTTTTTGATCAACCTAAACCGGTACATAGTTATCAGGCCAGTATCTTTTTCCAACAAGGTCTGGATCGAGATACCGAACGCGGCCCTATCATATCTAATGCACAGCGAGAAAGCCCTAGCACAGTATATGGTATCTCCACCCCTGGGTTACCGATCTACCAAAAAGGTCTGGATCCTAACACCATACGAAAACAACTTAGTTCGGGCAATTTAAATCCCAATGACGTCAAAGTGATTGGGCGAGTTGGCGGACACACCCTGGTCATGGATGACGGTGATCTAGAAAACAAAAACGCATTGTTTAGACTACGCACATCCAAGGGTCATCAGATCATGATGAATGACAGTGATAACTTTATCTACATTGGTCATGCCAACGGACAAACTTGGATTGAGCTTGGTGCTGAAGGTACTGTGGATGTGTATTCAACTAATTCTGTAAATGTAAGAACTGAAGGAACTATCAACTTGCATGCTGACAAAGATATCAATATGTTTGCCGGGCGTAACATCAATATGAAATCAAATGCTGCTACAAATATTGGTGCGGTGGCAAATTTACAAATAGCCAGCGAAAGCGCAATAACACTTTACAGTCAAAAACAAATAGGTGTGCTCAGCGATGGATCATTGGCCTTACAAAGCAAATCAGGATCGTGGAATGGTGGCGGCACATTGAAATTGAGTGCTGGCAAAATAGATCTCAACGGCGGAGCAGGAGCAAAAGTATCGGCTCCTCGACTGTATCCTACCACTCTAATGCCCGATACTACATTTAACAACAGCACTGGATGGCAAGTTGAAGAAAATGCACTGGTTAGTATAGTAACTCGTGCTCCTACACATGAGCCGTATCCGTATCACAACAAAGGTGTTCCGATAGTAACTAATTTCACTGATGGAACACCTACCCCACCACCGGCAGCAGTACCAGTGGCTGTTGATTGGAGCATAATTAAAACAGCATGAGCATCTGGAGATTTACCACCCCTGCTGGAGAAGCCTACGAGTTGCAAGGACCACCCGGCACCACCTACGATCAAGCAAAAGCGGTATTTGATAAACAATACAACACAGGTGGTCTTACAGGAATTCCAGTAGGCGGGTTGCTGAATGCTGTGACACAATCTCTTGATGGACTGGCCACTGCTCCTGCTCAGATAGGTCCCCAGGCAATAACGGTAGCACAGCAAGCAGGGAATTTTCTTATTCTTCCTATCCCGGCAGGTACAGTACCACCAGTCGCTATCACTACCAGTGATTTTGTCAATACCAAGACCGGCGCTCAAACCATTGGTACTGTGACATCGGCACAGGTACAAGGATTGGTTGCAACAGTTGCAGCCACTGTGGATCAATCGGCCAACGTGATCACCGACAACAAAGGTCTGGGCACATATGGACTTACCGCTGATCAATTACAATCTGCAGGATTGATCAAACCGGGTATTGCTGATCAGGTTCGTCAAGACCCTGCAAATTCAGTCAGCATACTCAGCAGCCCAACATCTTGGACTGGACAGCAAGGAGCCACAGATATCAACGTGATATTGAATGATGCTAATTTACAAACGTCAACTCAACAAGGGTTAATGGCCAATACATTCAATCAATTAAAACAAAGTGGTACTATCAACGGAACTGAATCGTCGGCCACTGTGGGGCCATTGGTAAATGCAGCCACGGTGTATGGAGTGGGCAACACAACCCAATGGTTGAGTAGCAATGCCCCGGCAGTGGCAGTGACTGGGATTACTGGATTGGTAGCATCATCAGGGTTTGGTGGAACATTTGGCACAGTTAATAAAACTATCAGTGGTGGCGGTGCATTATCATCGGGAACTGTGATTGCCAAGGGTTATGTCAACACAGTAAATCGAGTCAATGTAAATCAAGCCATGACGGCCATCATTGGGAATCCTAAAATACCAACGCCAAACTTTCCATCAGCAGGAGCCCGTACTTCAAGCACTGCTGCTGCTACCGCTGCAATACAGTCGGCAGTGACTACGCTGACTACATCGGGGCTAACTGGCGCACAAATTGTTGCAGCAATCAACGGAGCCTCTGATACTCCTACAGTTTCGACCAATGGCGGAATACTAAGAGATACCAACGGGTCACCGGTGCTCAGTGGCGGCAATCCAATTTCAGTCAGTAGTGATAACAGTACAACATTAGGCAGTGGAATCACAGCCGCTGTATTTGGTGGTGCAGCCAGTACAGTCACAGGAACAAAAAATGATGGTGTACCTGGCAGCATTACAAGTATAGGGTCATCTATTTCTTCTGCCACAGATAAATTTGCCAGTTCTTTCAATAACACAGCCACACAAAAAGCCCTGGTTAGTAGTATACTTTCCGGCAGCCCGGGTCCATTGATTTCGGCAGTAACAGCCACCGCTACAACAAGTGCAGTTACCGCTGCCACACAATCGGCCACACCTGCAGTATCTAGTGCAATCAACAGTCTTAAAGCAGCCGCATCAGCAAACCCTAAGGAATTCAGTACTGCCCTTAAAGCATTGAGTTTTGTTGGACCTGCTTTTGGTCCACTTGGTACCTTGGCAGTGAATGCGCTAAGCTCCTCATTGACTCCTACTATAAACTCAGCATTGGCAGCACAGGCCGACGCAGCTGTGTCGGCTGACATCAAAACCCAAGCACTAGCAGACATAAGAGCAGTTGAAGCAGCAATAGCCGCAGGTGAAGTTGCTTCCACTGACGCAGAATCGGCTGTGGCTGCTGCGGATGCCAATGAATCAGCAGCCGAGGCAGATAACGGCACCGGCGAGGCCTCACCAGATTCCAGCGACACCGGAGGTGAGACCGGAGGTGATACTGGTGGTGATACTGGTGGCGACACCGGAGGTGACAATGACCCAGGCGGTTTTGCCGGTGGAGATCCTAGCGGTGGCGGAACCACGGCATAACTTTGACTAAATATTGTCATGGCCACATTCTTTGGATTTAACACACAAAATCAGTACAAAAAGTTCACGCTCACCGATACTGAATTGATCAAACGCGATTTTCTTAACGCCCTTAACATATTCCAGGGGCAGTTACCTGGGCGACCAACCTACGGTACTACCTTGTGGAACATTTTGTTTGAAAATCAAGATCAAACTACCATGGCTGCTATATTGGCCGAAATACAACGTGTAGGCGGCGGCGATCCTAGAATCAACATCACTGATGCCAATGTATATCCTCAAGAAAATGGCGTGCTAATCGAAATTGAAATACAATTTGTACCTAACACAGACGCCCAACTGTTGAGTGTGTTCTTTGACCAACAACAAAGACTAGCCA